TGAAAGAACCTGAGTGGCAACAAATGTTCCATTATAAGAATCATCTGTGACACCATTGACTTGGAAATAAGTATCAACATTAAGACCTGCAATACCTTCATCAATATTGACAGTTATTGTTGTAGATGCGGTGACACCATCACCTGCTCTGATACTACTAACACCTACCGAACCACTAGTTGGTCCAACAATACGATATTCATCAATCTTTGGTTGAATATCAACTCCCGAGTCGGGATAATCTGGACTAATTGCACGTCCAGAAGAAGGTCCGTATGCAATACCAACCTTTTCATAATACATGTCAAGGTCAGTTCTGTTAGTAGAATATGTCAAAAATGTATCATTAATTAATACATCATTTACACCATCAGCATATTCAAATGATGTGAGTTTGTGGTGTGAGAAATTAGGAACAGTTTTATTGGTCGTATAATCTCTATAAACTGTACCATTTGGATCACCATCAAATATAGTAAAACTTTGTAAGTAACAACCACCAGTCAACCTAAAGATAGCACTTGTTTCAATATCACTATTTTCTGGATTAGGGACATATAAAGGTCTGATCTTACACTTACGAAGATCCTGACCAACAATAGAAACACCTCTTGGGACAATAACACCACCGTGAATACTATTCAGTTTATATAATTGATTACTAAAACTGTTTACATCAAAATTAGTGTATACATCAAACTGACCAAAATCTGAACTAATAACACCGTTTCTTAGTCTATAATTACTTCCGTCTGGGATCCATCCAGGCCTATTATCAACAAAGTGTTCACCAGGTGCCAACATAATGGTGGTCTTCTCAAATCTATCATTATCCAAACCTTTCTGATAGGAGAATCTGGAAGCCTCTACCAGAGCTCTTTGGATAGTTTTAAAAGGTTGGGCAAGAGAGTTACCCTGATTAGTAATACTATCAGTAGCATCTAAACTATTAGGATCTACATAAAGGATATTTCCACGGATGTTCTTCAGGAAATTGTCTAATCGAGATAGAGGCATCTTACCGGCACGTTAGTCATTATTAGATATTTATTCACAAAAAAACCCCCCAAAAAGGGAGGTTTATGGAAGCACAGGGACTTCATTCACACGGAAGGAACTATTATTCTATCATACTTTTTTTGGAAAGTAAATACTCTACCGTGGTTGCAACATCATTCATAGCATCTCTCAAGTCAGCTCTCTGTCCAGACTCTTGCCAGATAGATTCTTCACTATTACCAGTGAGAGTCCATCTCCACTGATTTATTGTATTACATCTCCACAGATTAATTTTCATACTATTCTAAAGGTAAAAGTTCAGGATTTTCTAATTCCAATTCAAATAACATAGGATGACATTCTTCCAAAATTAGATATGATGACATATGATACAAATAATCCATGGTATATGTTGGTGAATTATTAGCAGAATCTACAATCTCATAGTCAAAATATTGATCTTCACTACAATCGTCAAAGGTAAATGGAATACCTTGGATGAAATACATTAATACCAGATTAGAGGTATCATTGATCCAAACATACTTGGTTTCAATCTTATATTTCATGGGGAATCCCAGATTTGAAAATATTTATAGATTTTAAGAAAATACCCGATGTCGGATTCGAACCGACCCTTGAACGATTTTAAGTCGTTTACCTCTTCCGCTGGGTTAATCGGGCAAAGTGGGCAGGGAGGGATTTGAACCCCCGTAGGCAGAGCCAAAAGTTTTACAGACTTCTTCCATTAACCACTCGGACACCTACCCAATTAGTTTACCAAGTTCATCATAGATTGGTGGATTAAGATTGCAATACTCATTAAAGATAATTTTAGTTTCTTTGTGAGTCAGATTTGCATTCTTTGCGGCATGGGGTAAGTTCCACTTCGCGGAGAATAACATTTCCATAGATTGACGCGTTTCTGGTCTCATACTCGTAACACTTTAGAATTTCTTGATAGAAGTTATCAGTATATTCAGTCATAAGGAGATACTGGTTCAACGTACTTAATGATTTTTTCTGGGAGTACCAATCTGATTGTTTCAAGAACATTCATAAATTCATCAGTTGTATTGCAAACGGCAGAGTTAGTATTGCCTTCATTAGAGTATAAGGTAAAAGTACGTTTCATTAAATCAATGGCACAACTAGTAATATACTCATCGTCTTCACTCTCAACGAGGAAGTCTTCTCTTTTGTATTCCATGTGGTTTGGTTGAGAACTCTCTTACTATACGATAACCACAGTCCCCTGTCAAGGACCTTGTACCAGTTAGTAGAGTGTCAGACTAGTGGAACCAATACCAGAAACAGTAAATGTTAATACTCCACCTGTATGAGTAATCCTGACAGGTGTTGTAGATGCTGCACTAATGAAACCATTCGCAGTTACAATTCCTACATTAAGGTTGGGTGCACCAATAATCCCTTGTGCATTTGTTGCAATTCCAGCATTATTTGCATAAGATGCTGTACTAATAGTTCCACTGAGAGTAGAACCATCACCAAAGGTACTATAAATTTCGTCGAAATTATCGTTAGTCTTATCGAAAGATGTTCTCAGAGGATCTCCTGTCCCATCATTAGGAACTGAACCCAAATTAATTGTCTGTTTTGTCATGATTAGTGATCTCCGTAGGGTTATTTATTACTTACTGTCTGAAGTAAGGTTATCATTGTCTGCTTTGAGGTCTCCTCTATCTGCGTCTGCTGTGTTACTATTAGTTGGTAAGTTTGGATCTGCAGCTTCAGTTGCAGGAATAGCTTGTGAAATATCTCTTGGATTATCATTGATACCACTGGTTTCCTGTTGGTTCCTAATTTTAATCCTTTCAATCGCCCAAAGTTCTAATTGAGCACCATGTTTTCTTGCCTTAGTAGTATTAGTTGAAACAAACCAAGTACTAATACCAACTCTAAGTGTATCAATATCGTCCAATAATGCTTGTTGTGCAGATGCAATACCAACACATGCACCAGTACTAGATACAAGTAATCTACCTTCTCCAGGAGCTAGTTCAATTGCACCAGCACCAGTTTGTACTAACTGTCCTGTAAGTGGATTCCAATCACATGGTGTTGTCAGAATACCAACCTGATAGGGATCCCATTGAGCAGATTGGACTCCAACAAAATAAGAAGTAATTCCACTATATTCACTATCAGGAACAAAAACAAGACCTTCTGACAATTCTCCAATCAGAATAAATGTACTATTTCCAACTCCAGTAGGATCAACCTGATAGAATCTACCCAAAGTATCACCACTTTCACCATCAAATCCAGTAACACTCCACTCACCATCATCTGTACTTACAGAATATGTAAGTCCTGTTTCAGGTTCTACATATTGTGAGTTTGCAAACCATATATCTTCTTGACCTTGACCTGCATTTCCACTGTTTAAGATTGGAAATACCAGACCAGCCAATGCATTGTCATTAGGTGCTGTTCTAGCTTCAAGATATGGATATTTTCTTATCCTTACTGCATCTGACCTTACAATAGAATACGCAACTGCTGGAGTTGTAGCAATTCCACCAACTCCCCCCTCTACAGCAGGAATAACTTCGTTTCCAGAGGAGATGTTATTGTCCAAATCTTCAACATCACTGTAAAAACCACAAAGTGGTGGAAGTACACCTGGTTCAAAAGGACCTAATGCAGCTAAACCAAGATCAATTGCTTCTTGTTTTTTACTGTTAATTGAGGCTATGTCACTTCCAATATTTGAAAGTACTTCAAGATCAAGTTCCTTCGAAACTGACTGATAATAATTTACTGAAGTTGTTGCAATAGAAATAGGATATTGAAATACATCATTTTCTTCAGTTCTACTGGCACTTTCAGATGTAAGACCAGTAACAACAAATTGTCCTGTTGTTGATAATGTAGACATCTTATACAACTACTATTTTGTTATTTAGATTTGTTTCCATTGGTTTGGATGTGTGGATCCTTGATGATGATTGTAACATTCTTCTTTAAGAGTAACTCTAATATCTCCTGCGATTACAATCCTTTCATCCATTCTCATTTGATCTTTTTTTGTAAAATGAAGAGTGTTACTTGGGAAAATAATAACGGTTCCTTCATGGGGAGTGATTGTGTAGTAATTACAGTTATACCTATTGAATGATCTTAGTGTATTGTTTGTATGTGAGGTCTCAAATAATCCACCAATACATTCATTTCTATTAGTGGATTGTTGAAGACAAAACTTATCTGAGGTTGAATCAGACTTTAGATAATAAACAAAACTCAGATTAGATTCATTATGGAAATGTGGGGGAATAGATGGAGTCTCATCATCTTTATGATATCCAACCCAAGATTTAATTATGTGATAATTGAGTTTTGAATAATCTACACTTAAATTATAGAAGTAATTATCAATTGATGTTTTTAGATCATCAAAAAACAAGTTATATTTTGGATCAAGATGTAGGAAAATCCTTCCTGAATATTCTGGACTTTCATTCTTGTATCCATCAAACCAATACTCTCTTAAAGAATTTATATTATCTTTTTTAAATTGTTTATGACAATCAATACTATCTTGATAAACTACCAGAGGAAAAATCTCATGGACTTTATTCATCAAACACCATTTACAATATATTCACTATTATCTCCTGGATAGTCTGCTTCTGTCAACCCTTTGTATTCTGAAATATTAGGTTCAACATCTTTTCTTTCACCATAAACAACATAACTACAGTTGATAGGACCACCAGCATTATTTTTTACAATAACTTGTTTTCCCCACTGAACATCTTCCACAAAGAGTTCTTGGAAAGTTCCCCTGGGTGTAAGAACAACATCAATACTATCAGGATCAACAAGGTCTTTCCAATAGTCTGGAAGGTTAATTATATTACTACCATTCAACTTACCCCTAACATAAACATCTGCCTTTGGACTTTCAGTACAGATATATCTGAGCCTATGATCTTCTTTGGTTGGGTGTGGAATATCAAATGACTTCTTGGATACAGCAATTGCCCTGGTAGCGTTCATATATGATGCCACATCACCTGGAACACCTGCCAAAATAAAGGCAGCACCCATGGTAACAACACCATTCATAGATACGAGACCATTACAAATGATCTTACCATTGGCAACAATAAAACCATTTACAATGATATTTCCATTTACAAGTGTATTCAGAACTTGTAAGAATAGACTTGGGAGTGGTTGGTAATATTGTTTCTCAAGAACAACAATCTGTGGTACTGGACCATACAGGTGAAAATGAGCATAATCAGTCGGATCCCTATAGAACAGAACACCAACATCATAATTAGGAAAAGATGAATTGACTGGAATATCTAGAGGCCACACCCCTTCTTTTTCAGAAAGTTCATAACTATATGCCAATTCATCAAACTGGAGAGGTCCAGTGAAAGTTGCATAATTTCTAAGTTGAAATGGTCCTGGCATCAACCAACCTCCGTAATTAATTTGGGAATATCTTTTCTTTCTGCAAACACATGATAATAACAATTAATAGGTAATCCTGGTTTTGTACCTACTACAATTTTGTTATCTTGAATTCTTTTTACAATCAATTCTTGATGAGTTCCAATTGGTGTAAGAGAAACTGTGATAGATCTCTCATCTATAAGATTTCTCCAAACCTCAGGAAGAATAATAGTATCTTTGTTCTTCAGTTGACCTCTTACATAGACAGAATGTTCTGGACCCTCTAAACATGCATAAACTAATTGTTTGTTAGGATCATCTGGATGTGGAATACTAAAGTTTTTAGATCTTGCAAGAAGAACTTCAGTATAAATTACCTTTGCCTTAATTGTTCTGGTTGTGATATTAGTGTCAACTTTCAAAAAACTTTTGATTCTTGCAAATGTCTTTACAAACAATGCATAGAATGGAATAGGTTTCATCTCAATATTGGTACACTGACCAATCATCACATTACCAAGACCATTAGTTGGTCCCACAGGTAATCCATCTTTAACAGCAGTTACAGGGTCAAACTGACCATTGGGTTGACCAGTAATGGTCGGACCTTCCATATATCCAGAACCACGAACTTCTAAAGGTCCACGACCAAGAATTTCTGGATTTCCTAAACCAAGGAAAAATCTTTTTCCTACAAATAAATCAGATACTTTCATTAGATTAGTGAACGGTTTTTAATTTCATTAGTTGATGGTACTCCTTTAGAACCAATGACCTCCGTGGCACCATCGGCACAGTCAATCATTCCACCGTATATATTTAACACAGACTTACCAATACACTCTACAGATTTCTCAGAGAAGATCTTTGTAGAAACCTTTGAGTTAATATCAATAGTCTGTGCCTTACCAATGATTTTATCATTAGCATCTAATTGAATATTACCATTCTTATTATCTGCACCTGTTGCCTTTACAGTTACATTGATACCTTCAATTCTTACATTACCACTTGATGCCTTGATGACAATGTCACCACTTACTGCATCCAAATAGATTCCTGGTTTACCTTTCTGAACATTGTCACCTGCTTGAACTTGAAAACTTCCAGTTGATCTTGCAATTGTTCCATTCTTTCTATGGTCTTCACCAGTAGAATCTAAAGTGATATAGTGAAGTGGATCATAACCACTTCTAAGCATTGCAGCAGATAAAACGTTATCTGAGTGAATATGGCCAAATTGTATTTCACCACTCCTGTTCCCATACCTAATGGTATGATAATTCTTTCTTTCTGCCATTAGAACTTACCTACACAATCTACAACAGAAATGACCTTATCCTGTGATTTAGGTGTCAGTTTATCAAGATCATTTTCACCTATTCTATCTATACAGAACTTAGGAATAATAACTGCATTGAAACCTGTTTCAGATCTAATGGAGATAGTGGGTCTTTCAGAGAATCCTTCACCTTGGGAAGTAATTTTGATATCTTTAAGTTGTCCAAGATCATCAAACTTAGGAACTGCAACTGCACCATTGTTTGGTTCAATTATAATTTCATCTCCATCTTGATAGTTAATACCACTATCTCTGATGATCAAGTCACAGAGATAAAGAATAACAGGATATTTTCCTACATCCAAAGAAGGATATGTGCCATCAAGAAGTGTTGACCTACCTGGAGGAGTAGTGAATGATGTAGTAGTTTCTATGGTTACTGGTGAGCCACCACCAATGACAACACCATCAAAAGTCTCAACAATTGATCCAGGTGGTGTAGTTACAATATCACCTGGATCTACAGGAACAACTACACCAGGTGGAATTGGTGGACGATAATCACCATCAGGTCCAATGATAATAGTATCATCAGGATCTGCCCAAGGTCTACCATCACCACCCAGACTTCCATTAGGAGTTGGAAGATAACCTGTACCAGGATCTGCAATGATGATATCGACTATACCAACAGAAGGGTTACCATTGGGATCTCTAATATCAGGTGTAAATGATCCTGGTGGTAAAATATTTCCATCAGGACTAATGGGATTCCCGTCAGGGTCAGTTCCACCAAATACAGGTAGAATAACTCCACCAGTTCCAGTACCACAATCATCAATAACTCTTACATAAGATGTCTTAGGATCATATCCATATCCAGATGAAACAACATCACCTGCGATAATCTCACCATTTTGTGCAACAACTAAGTTGATCAATGCACCTATACCTGGACCATTCGTCTTTGCAGTTGGTGGTCCACACAATCTTGGACCACTGGAACAACTAGATTCATCAAATAACCTATCAAAGTCCATACTGAAATCAAAGTTATCAATATCAAAAGAATTAGCAATATTTCCAGCAGATTCAGAGAATGAGGTTATCTTCTCAATCAATGAGTTAATATCTCCAACAATACCATCATTAGCACCATCCCAGATACTCCACTCATCAACAGTAGGACACTCTGGTCTTTCCTCACAACTCAAGAATGAAAGAACATCAGAAATAATTGACAATGCATCACCCGCAATACTGAGTGCTTCTCCAACAAATCCCTCAATTCCATCTAAGACAGAATTGATTGTATTCATTGCCTGGTTCATTGCACCATTAAGAAGATCAGCCAACTGACCAAACAAACCACCAATAAAATTATCTACCAAACATTCAGGAACATTGACTGCTTTATTGACCAGATCTTTCAAGAAATTTGCAATTATTCCAATAAGAGCATCAATAATCTTTTTGAACAGACATGCAATAAGGTCACTTGCTATCTCCATTCCCTCCTTCATTGCAGGTTGTTCATTTGGCATCAAGAGGTTATAAGTCTTTTTAGCAACATCATTGATTCTCTTGATAACCTCTTTTTCAATGAGAGTGAGAATCGACTTGATACCACCAGCAATAAGTTTTGCTGCTTCTTGAATTCTTTCATCAATAAATGTCTGAACATCAGCAAGATTACTACTTATTGCATACCTATAATCAGATGTAGTCTTCTTTGCCTTTTCAACTTCTTGTATAATGTTCTGTAACTGAAGTTGAATTCCAGATATTCCTGACTTACAATCTTGGGGGACTGCAACTGGTTTCTTTTTCTTACCATCTTCAGTTTCATCTTCAGTGGCGAGATCAAGTTGACTTGTATTTCCTGTTGCTGCTTCTGTCCAATATTGTGCGACATTATCAAAAGTCTTTTCATAATCATCCGCATATATTCCACCAGGTGCGAGTTTCACTGAGAATGCAGGAATCTTACCTAGATCATCACCACTTTCAGTAAATCCACTAAAAGGTTGAAAAACTCCTGGTGTTGTGGCAACTTTATTAAATTCAGAATAACCCAGAACACCAATAATGACAGGGTTCTGACCATTCTCCCCATCCATATAGAAACCATACACAAACATTCCTTGTGTTAGGTTTGCAGATTGATAAGATGCACCTGGACCACCACCTGCAGTCACAGGATACATTACAGTTGCCCAAGGAAGATCCTCATCTGAGATGTCAGGTTCTTGAGGTGTACTAATAGATTCCCACGCATCAAGGTGAGAACCCATAATTCTTACTTTATATCTCTCACCAAATCCTTTGATGTCCTCATTACTTTCTGTAGGACGACCTGTTCTGTTATCTTTCCACACTCCTTCATCAGGAATTTGACCTATCCACCAATAGAATCCATCTCTTCCCAGAAATTCATTTTTTATTTGTCCCTGATCCATTATTCAGAATCTCCTAAACTATCTCTGACAATGTCAATACTTGATAATGTTTGTTCTGAGTTGAGTTTATGACAAACACTGGCAACAATATATTTTCCAGAAAGATTTTCATTTTGATTCTGTTCAGAGTTCAGATCTGCAAAAGTACAATGTACAACATCACCTGCCCTGATACCAAAATTACCAGGTATAAGAATATTTATTTTTGTTCTGAATAATTCATTATATCTCATCAGTGCCTGAACCATCAACTTATCTGCTTGGTAAGTCGGATCAGGATTCTCCTTGTCAGATACAAGATTTTGATTACTTTGTGGTAGAGTTCCTATATCATCAATTCTGAATAACAACCTTGACGGCTTCTGTCTAATCCTTTCATCTGCAGAATTTGTCTCTCCATTCAATAACTTCACACTCTTCTTATCCTTATCAAAAGAAAAGTTTCTCACCCTATAACTCAATGAATATGGGTTGAAGAATATAGTTTTATTATTATATACACCTAAAGACAAATCTTTTGCAATATCTGTCTGTTGTGAGGCAACGTAATTTAGAATGTTAGTAGTTTTTCCACCCAATCCACCTTGAACTTCTTTACCAGTATTGTTATAGATGAAGTCACGACCAGACTTTACCTGTCCTCTGGATAATGTGTCAATTGATTTAAAGTTATACTTGTCTCTTGTTTGAAAAAAGAAGAAACCTGCACTAGCACCTTCAGATGATTTACCATTTCCCTGTGGTGAACTTGATGAATTTGATTTGGATGCCAACCAAGTACAAGTATGTAATGGTTTCTTTGTATTACCAATGAAGTTGTAGTCAAATCCACTCTGTTCAATGTCAAGGAAACCACCAGGGACACCCATGATTTCTGTCATTATATTCTGAACATGATTACCAGGATTACCATCATATCTCTTGGTAACTCTGGTCTCTTCATTAATCCAGTAATCTTGAGTGACCAAGTCCAGAATAAACATCTGTTTGGTTGATGGGTTACCAACATTTCTAATAGTTTTCAATGTCATTGATGTTGATGAACCGATCTCAGAGGTAATAGTTCCATCTTCCTCTGATCCTGTGTTACCATTATCAACAACTTCAAAATATACTTCCTCACCACCAACTAACTGAAGTTCATTGATAATACCACTGGTCTTTGTTCTTCCATTACCAGTTCCTTCTTTTTCAAAACCAGTATCAATGAATGCAACAGTTGCAGTTACTGTGTTAGATAATATACTCTCATAATAATAAAATTCTGCGATTGCACCACTAATGTCTGCAGATTCTCCATTAGAACCTTTAATCTTAAATAATTTTATATCTCCAGGTCTGATAGACTCTTTATATGGGGGACTCGCCATTATGCCTCTGAATAACGTGACGCTAAGAATAAATCACTATATGTATTTACACTACTACCAGAAGAAGAGGAAGAACCTCCTCCTCCACCACCAGCAGAAACAGGTGTTTCTATAGGTGTAGGAACTGGAACCTGAACCATTGCAACTTGTACTCCTGACCTTTCATATTCTGTTTGGTAACTCACCTTTTGTGCACTATCTTGTCTTGGTTGTTCTCTAATTGTAGGTTGTAAACCTTCACCCATACCCTTTCCTTTAAAACCACCCTCATAAAGAATTTTTCTCACCATAGCACTAAACTTTTCTTCACCCTGTTTATTATCTGGTATACCAAAGTTTTGAATATTTGGATAGAGTGGAACATCAAAGGCTTGATTCGTATAGTGATAAGAACCACGAGCATGTCTACCATCATTCATTGAACCAATCACAATTCCTTTTGACTTGAGAAGTTCTATGGCAGAATCTCTTTCTTCTGTACTGGAGAATGCAAGGTGTTCATGATAGTTCGAACCACCATGATCAGCTCTGTAACCTGAGTGACTTCTGTCACCAGTCAGATACTCCACAACATTACCTGATGTTTCTTGTGGTAGTACCTCTGTTTGAGGTATTGCCTCTGTTTGAGGTGTTGCTTCTGATTGAGGTATTACTTCTGTTTGAGGTGTTGCTTCTGATTGAGGTGTTGCTTCTGATTGAGGTATTACTTCTGTTTGAGGTGTAAGTGTTGGTTGTGATTGTCTTTGAATAGAAGTCTGAGGAAGACTTCCATCAGCGTCATATCTTTCTCGAAGTTCTGATAAAGACTTACCACCAATTCGAAGTTGAGAAGAAATACCGTCTAATATTTGTTCAGTTGCTGCAATTCTTTCTTGGATTTTTCTATTATTATTAGGTCCTCTTGTACCTTTCAACTGTCTTTGTAATGCAGCAAGTTCTTTGAGTTTCTCCTCATAAATTTTCAAGAATCTTGCTGTATCTTTTTCTTCATCTGTCAGTTTGTCTCTATCTGCTTTCGTAGATATTCTCCCATAATTATCTCTCAAATCTCTAATAAATTGACCTTCGTCCGCTCTATTACCATATTGTGCTCTATTAATTTTAGGTTTTACTTTTTCTTCATAAAACTCTCTTGTAGGTCCTTCAAGTCTGTATAAAATTTCTCTTAATGTTATTCCACCAGCCATCAATCCAAGTACTGCCAGAACAGCAGGACTTACTAAAATTCCAACTAAAGTTGTTACTACGGGAGTCATTATTGAAAGAAGAACACCCACCATACCAATGACAGGTAAAAATGAGGTTGTAAATGTTATCGCAATTATTCCAAGCATCCCAAGAACAATCTTGTCTATATTTTCTGATAGAAAATTAAAGATAGATTCCCTTTTCTCTGGATCTGTTAAAACGTTCAATAGGGCCATAATACCAACTGACAGAGTCAGTCTACCTATAGACTCAAATATCCCTTTCAGAAAATCTGGTGTCTTAGGAAGTGATATCCCACTCTTCTTTTCAACATCTTTACCTTCTTTTACTGCTTCAGTTTTTTCTTCTCTTCTTTTTACCTTTACTTTTTGTTTTACCCGATCTTTGTTCTCAGACTTTTTCTTCTCATCCTTTACATCTTTCTTTGTAACTTTTTTGAGAGATTCTGTATTTTCTACCAATGACTTGAGAAGATCATCTAACTTATCCATGTCAAATGTTCCTTCTTTTTGTGTAGAAGGTTTGACTGGTTTAATTTTTGTAATTGATAATCTTGGTCTCTTAATTAGTGATGAAGATGGTTTAGACTTCTTTGATCCTGGTAAAGAATTATCTTCCTTTGAACCAGGAAGTAACTTTTGACGTGATACTTTTTTGGCTTTTTCTTTCCCATCACCCAATAACTTAGTGGCGGCCTTAGCCTTAGAACCACCAGCTATCATTTTTGTTGCCCCTGCAAGAAGTGGAAGTGCCATATCTTATACTACCACTCCATAAGTTGACTTAGCTGAGATTACACTCAGGTTTGTGGGGTCAGTTGCAGAGAAAGCAAGAACTGGTGTCTGACTTGCACCAGCAGATGAAATTGAATTATCTACTTTAACACCAGCACCAGGTAATGTCATAGATGCAACAGAAACATTACTCACTGGTGGATTTACTGGTTTAGGCAAGGAAGTCTTACTTGGAGCCATTGACACCTCTGGGCTTCTTGTTTGACCAACTGGAGGTGGTTCAACTGTTGTTGGCCTAATTCTATTAGACCTTTCTTGTTGAAATCTTTGTCTGATCTGTTCGGCAGTCTTTCCACCTTGACCATAGTAACTACTATTAGTTCCAACTCTACCTTGAGCGTCTGGGCCAATAAGATTAGGGAAAGATGCAAAGACAGGTGCTAACTTATCAATAGTCTCATCTGACATTGTAGGGGCATTAATTTCAGCCTCTGTCACCCCTGCCTGTTTCATCACATAACCATATAAGAATATTTTATCCTGGTTTTCTGGAGTGAACTTATCTACAGCAGGATTAAGACCAGCAGCTGCGGCATAAAGTTCTGGTTCTATCATCTGATACTTACCAACAGCAGCAGACTGTTGACGACCACCGTCAAACTTACCTCTACCTTCTGCCAAGAATTTCTTCTGTAACTCTACAACTTGATTAATAGTGTATCTACTCAAGTCTCCCGCATATTCAGAACCACCAAACCAGGTGTTATAACCAGCATTACCTGCAGTACCTTCAGCATAAGCAACGGTCTCTGCAAATGCCTTTTGTTGTGGGGTAAGACCACCTGATGTAGGTACCATTGGTGTTTGTGGGTTTACTCTGGTTCCTGTACTAGGTTGAGTTGTTCCTGTACTAGGTTGAGTTGTTCCTGTACTAGGTTGAGTTGTTCCTGTACTAGGTTGAGTTGTTCCTGTACTAGGTTGAGTTGTTCCTGGTGCAGGAAGAACTGGTGCTGGTGGTGCATTTGGAATTCCAAGAATACCATCCATGAAGTCATCTTCCACTTCTGGTACTCTACCTAAGAATACTTTATCTTTGATGATATTTTCATCAATGAGTGGTACTTCTGGTACAGGTAGAGGCTGTATTACATTACCAAGTCCTGGAACATTTTTTAGAGGAGCTAATGTATTATTAATATTCGTCACAAATTCTTTTATCTTTGTATTCAAACCACCAATTACATTATTCAAAGGTTTTATTATGTTATCAATGACAAAATTTTCTATTGTTTCTTCAAGTTTGGCAATCTGAAGATTCACCCACTTTACAATACCATTAATGAATTTTGCAGGATTCTCAAGGAACCTGAGAAGTTCCATAATAAAGATTGAAAAACCAATTTTCTTAAAGAAGTCAAAAAGACCTCCCAACATATCACCAATTGGTTTTACACCTTTCTTTACACCTTTTACAATATTTCCTAAAACATTCTTTCTTTCTATCTTTTCTTCTCTTCTTGAATCTTCCACCTTTCCTGCGGCAATTCTATCTTTCTCTTTCTCCTTTTCTTCTATTTCATCCTTTTGTTTAAGGTTCTCAGCAGTGTTCTGAACATTCTTGTCTACCGCATTTAATTTTGCGACAAGAAGACCCATGATTTCATCATTACTCTGACCTTCATCTTTAATTGGTTGATCTACCCTGACAGAAGGTGAGGGCATCAATAAAGGTCTTCTAACCTTTGATACTGGTTCGGTAGTCTTCTTTTTACCTACAAATGATTCTGCCTTTATCTTCTGACCATTTACTTTGAACTTACCTGTACTGCCTTTTACTCTCTTAAATTCATTACTGATAAGTTCTGCATCACCACTATCAACATCCTGACCACTCATTCTGTCAGCCGTCATCTTCTCTTTCAGAAGAGTTTTATAGTCACTATAATCTAGTCCTGTAGTATCTTCGATACCGAGGAGTTTTAATATTCTTGGATCAATATCTTCATCTACAAGTTCTTCTCCCTTTTCTTCAATCTTCTTTGGAATTACCGCAAGTGCAGAAGAGCTCTTTTCACCACCTACTTCTTTCTTTGTTTCTTCTTTAATATCATTCAAAAGGTCATCAAGACCTTCAGGTATTTTTTCTTCCTCTTCTTCTTTAGTTTCTTTATAAGATGCTACCTTTTTATTATACTCTTCAATAATTCTATCAATCTCATCCATGATAGAATCAGAAGTTTCACTTAACTTCTCATCCAGTTTTTCTTGAGTATCATCTACGAATTTATCTTCTGGTAGATATTTTTGTGCTAATGTGTCATCTTTTACAGGGTTTTTAATGGGATCTGCCATCGATCTTGCAGTATCCAGGAAATCCCCTTTACCCATTACAATTTCACTATCAACTTTACTTTGTTGATCTGGTGGCAAAGAATTGTAGTATTTTGATAACTGAGTGATCTGATCATCACTCAATTTGGCGACAAGATCCTTCCCTAACTTATACTCATAGGCTTTTCTTAGTTTTTGAGGATCTCTAGCCATTTTGTTGTGCCTTTGCTTTTTCTTCTTCTTCCTCAAGGTGTTGTTGTAAGAGAGCTACATAAATGTCTCTCTCCCAGGGCATCATGTTTTCAATCTCCGTTAATGAATATTTATGATACTGCATCAGGGCAAAATTTAACCTGAAGTAGTTCTCAAGATCCATATGGACCATCCCTATGCGAAAAAACTGGACAAACCCTCCAGAACGATAGTACTCTTCACTTCTGTCTTAGGATTAACAACTTCGACCTCATAAGACAGTTTAGGCATTGTTTCAAAGAACTTTTCAATCTGTTTGAATTGAACTGAGTTCATCTGTTCCAAAAATTCAATAACTTCTTTTTTAGAACAATCTTTAGTTGACCAAACTTCTTCTTCACTGAATATGGTATCAATACAACTTGCAATCAGTTCAAATGACTTATCGATATCAACATTACCTTTAATATCAAAGTTATTTTTGATGAACTCATCTAGTGAAGGATACTTCATCTCCATCATCAAACTATCATCAAGTTTAATTTTCTTTTCATGTCCTTCACCTTCCTTTACCTCAATTTCATCAAGTTGAATGGTAATAGGAATTTCAGTCATACCATCATCTGGTGCAATGATATTCACTTCAACTTCTTCACCAACTGATTTACCACGAATATTCAAGAAAAGATATTCGATATCAAATGTAGGAAGTGTTTCTACCTTTACACCCCTGGTTTCAATACAACTCTTTAGAACTGCCTTGATTGCATTGGTGATTTGTTTGGTATCATCACTCTCAAGAGCAAGAACCAGAAGTTTCTCTTCCTTGACCAAAAAGGGTCTATACTTAATTTTCTTTTTGGTAGATGGTAAAGTCAACTCATAAGTTGGAGTTGCAATCTTTGGTAAAGGCATAATGACTTGATAAAGAAATCAGGTATTAGTATTTATTGGAGTATTCCAGCGTTGAAATTTAATATACTTGCAAGTGAAAAATCATCCACAAATTCTGAGAATACTGTTCTACTTGTCTTTCTTACATACCTAAGGAAGTTAAAACTTACAGTGTAACTCATAATCTGACTTCCAGCATATGAAAGTTGAGTTGAAGTTACCTGACTTGGATATGCTCCGACCATGGTGTATTCCATCGACTTACCATAGATGTCCTTCTCAAATTTAGTAACAAAGATCTGACCTCTGTAACTATCAGGATAGTTCATTCTGTAGGAAGCATATGGAGATGCAAATGCATTGGGGTCTAATTGATTTGAGATATAATCCATCCAACCATCAAATATGTCAATTACTTTGTAGTTTCTATCAACATAAAATGTCATGTCAAATGTTGTGTCATAATCACGACGATCTGCAAATCTTTCAGTTACACCCGCATAATTACTAGTCACTTCTACTGTTTGAAAGTTTGATCCAGGAAGAACTACTTGATTACATAACAATTCAATATTTGGTGCATTCTGGGCAAACTGAACCCCTCTGGAGTCCAAAAGTTCAACAACAGCTGGTGGTGGATTTAGTTTTACTTGAAATACAGATGTCTGAGAAAGGTTTAATACTCTACTCTTCAGATCTGATGTTTTTATACGATTTGGTGTTGCACCAGCCATCTATAAATACACTTGACTATTATATACTATGTATACGGAATGGGTGAAAGTATTAAGTCACTATTCAAACCCTCCAATCCTCAAAAATACATCGGTGACCCTAACAATATAATCTGTCGATCCTCATGGGAGCGTAGGTTCTGTATGTGGTGTGATAACAATGAGAATATCTTAAAGTGGGCATCTGAGGAATTCTCTATTCCTTATGTTTCGCCCAAAGATAATAGAATTCATCGTTATTACCCCGATTACTTAATCGAGGTGAGGGAAACAAGTGGTAAAGTAAAGAAATACATTGTGGAAGTAAAACCGAAGAAACAAACTCTTCCACCAAAGAAACCAAGTAGGGTAACTAAAGGATATATCTACGAATCTGTTACCTATGCAGTCAATCAAGCAAAATGGAAAGCTGCGAAGGAGTTTGCGTTGGATAATGGAGTTGAATTTATGGTTATGACAGAAGATGACTTATTTCCAGAAAACCATTATACTAGAAAAGATTATAAAAGTAGGAGGAGGAGAAAAAAATGAAAAAGTTTTATACCTACGCCTACCTTAGAGAAGATAAAACACCATATTACATTGGCAAAGGCACAGGAAGAAGAATGTATGGTAACCACAAACATACACCTGTGCCACCAAAAGATAGAATATTATTACTTAAAGAAAACTTATCTAATGAAGAGGCAATAAGGCACGAAATGTATCTTATTTCTGTTTTGGGCAGAAAAAGTGAGGGTGGAATATTAATAAATCTAACTTCTGGTGGGGAAGGTTTCTGTGCTCCACACACAGAAGAAACAAAGAAGAAAATGAGAGAGGCAAAGAGGCCACCAGTTACAGAGGAAACAAAGAAGAAGATATCAACATCACTTAAGGAGAAATGGAAGAATAATCCGAGGCCTATTGAATATTATGAAAAAAACTTACAAAAAATGGCGGAAAGAAATAGAACAGATAAGGAGAAGAATAAGAAACATAGTGAGTTTATGAGAAACCAAAGATATGCCGCAAAACCTGTTAAATATAAAGGTATCGAATATCCTTCTATGGTGAATGCTATGGAACAAACAGGGTTATCAAGATATCTTATCTTAAAGGGGTAACCTTATGGAACAAGAGGATTATCTGGCAAGCGACACACAAAGAATAGAAAACCTCGTCGATGATATCAGAACCTCTGGTAGTCCAGATGATATGTTTCTCGCCTTGATGGAAGTATTAA